TTAGAAGGGGAGTTGCTCCTCTGAGAATAGCGCCTGAATTTTCATGGCTTCGAATTGTTGTTCTGAATGTCCTGTTTGTTGGTCGAGAGCAGAAAAACTAACTTCGTGCTTGAGCATAACTTCATAGGCTGGTGTTAAGTGCTTTTCTGCTAATCTCCCCCATTTTAGAAGTTGATAGGTTAGTAGCCAGTATCTATGCTGGTCATAGCCTTCTTCAAGACTATCTATTAATGGGATCGATGCTCCATGGTAGCTTTCAAAGTGCTCTAGCAGCAAAAGTGCAGTGCAGTCTTGCGATTTCACAATCGCTTCGGCATTTTTGTTTTCTAATTTGAGTTTGTGTTTGTGGATGTAGTAAAGGGGCCAGCACATACCATCGGAGCGGCCGAGATGATAATTTTCTAACAAAATATCATTGAGGTGTCTGGTATATTTCTCGGCGTTGACTTCACTGTCAGATAAAATTGAGTCGAGCAATGGAAGTAAATGCGGATAGGTGAATGACAGATTCAGTAGGTAGTGTGTAAAAGGCTCTTTAGCATCGCTATCTAATCGGTGCATGACTGACTTTGCGGCGAACTTAAGCACGCTGCCGTCGGGGTCTTTTTTATTTAGATGGAGAGCTAGCTCTAGGTGCCTAATGACATCGCGAGCGCTATGTTTGATGCTTATGGTTTCGTTGCTTTCTGTAGTTAAGTAACCGATAGGGCTTCTGGATTGGAGCTCTATAACCCAGGAACAAGCGTTACTCGATGGCAACTCAAGAATCTCTGTCTTACGAGGGTTTAAGGTGAGCTTGAATCTTTTTAACTGATTCTCAAGGTCATAGATAAAGCTAATGGCTTCACTGTGGTCTTTCGCATAGCACGTATAATCATCGATATAGCGATAATATGCGTATTTTTGACGAAGTTCCTGATCTATCTTGGAGAGTATTATTTCGGCAATAAAGTTTGAGATTGCCGGGCCGATCCCGATGCCTTGAGTTTCTCCTCTTTTTATAGTTCTTAAATTAGTGTCCAGTTTGTTGAACCAAAGATCCTTGCTTCGGTTCGCTTTAGCATGCTCAAAACCAACCAAGGCCCAGGGTAATGCATGTGTGTATATGCTAGGAAAGCAGTTGCTTATGTCTGCTTTAACCATAAACTTTTTGCCGAAGCTTTGTTCGACTAGTCTGTTGGTTTTTTCTAGAGGGTCTTCATAATCCATTGTTATTATTTTATCGCCATAATCTTGGCTGGGTTTTATTATGCTGTTTTCGTTTTTATATATTTGAGTGGCGCTTTCTATTTTGTCTAAGTTTTCGAATAGCGTGTGGCAGAGTATGGCGTATGCGTGGGGGTGAGGTATTGATAGTATTCTTGAAGTGGAGTTGTGGCGCGTTAGTCTAAACTCCACTTGGTCAAAACCATACTTTAGCTCGTTTTTTGTTAGGTTTAGATTAGACAGTTCCTTTGTAACGAGCGGGGTGAAGCTTTTGCTATGTAATAGAGGGGTGTACTCATTTTCTTTTTTTTGAGTGGGAAAGTAATTCCACCTTGTTAATGCCTCTAGAACAAAATCTTTAGATATACTGTTTTTATCAATAGGGTTTATATCGTCCATGGCCGGCTCCATTGTCCTTGTCTACTGACCGCGCTGTTCAAAATCTGCGCTTTCCATACACATACCATCTATCAGCTACTTCTTTAGTAAGTGCTATACCGCGCTTTGATTGGGCAAGTTTGAATGGGCCTCTTCATAGCCTGGAGAGTATTGCCCCTGGGCCGGATCGACTTCGCCTTTCCAAAGCCAAAGCTCGTACTGCGGAAAAGCTTTCAGCAGCTCTTCCATGTCTTCGATCCTGGCTTTCACCTTTCTATTGGTCGCTACGGTCTGCCATCGCTGGCGTTCCTTGATAGCGGTGCTTTCGGCCAGCTTTGTCGCGCCGAGATGACGAACAAGCGTTCTAAGCCGCTCTTCTATCATTCCAAAAAGCTCTTAACGATGATGAATAATTTATTGATAAATAGTTCATCACTGGTACATTTGCCCGTGATAAATAATTCATCAGCGCAGGTGCGCTTACTGCCACGAATAGTGACGGAACGAGCATGGAACTGGAAGAGCTAGAACCTTCAAAGCTGATCGCCCCACAGCAGGACGTGGAAACCGTCGAAGCTTGGGCGGAACGTAACGGCCTGACATGCTCCATGGCCCGCGCTTGGGTCTACCGGGGCGTACTCCCGACCGTAAAGCTTGGCAAGCGCCGCATGATTAACAGCGCGCTGCTGCGTAGCTGGCTGCTGGAACAGGAGTGGACGGCATGAATCCTCCTTTCTATACGCAAGCCGCATTCGCCGCTCTGGCCGGTGTGTCCGTGGCTATGGTCGCTGGCTGGGTCAGGTCTGGCGCCGTCGAGAGCGTGAAGCTCGGCAAAACCCGTCTGGTGCGTTTTCCGGGGGTGAACCAATGAGCCGCACTGACCCGCAATTCAAGCTGCGCATGCCTGCTGCACTCCGCGCCCAGGTCGAGCGGTCCGCTTGGGCTGCACGCCGCTCCCTGAACGCCGAAATCGTCATCCGCTTGGAAGCGTCGTTTGGCCCGGCTGCGCAGTGCAAGCAGGAGCCAAATAACGACCGCGAAGTGATCTCTGCGCTTTCTAAGTGCGTTGCCTCGTTGGATCAGTTGCTTCCTTACCTAGGCAAAGTGCCCGCTGATATCGGCCTTTTGAATGATGCCTTGGTTGTCGCACGCGCTGTGTTAGCTAAGCAAGAGGTGGGGCAATGAGTTATGTCCAACTCTCGGTATCTACGTCTTCCCCACGCCCAGGACTGCGACTGCTCTGTCTGCTGGTCCAGACGCGAAATGGCGAAACCCGCTCCCTCCCGGTCCACACAATGCGCCCAATGCCGCCCCGCGTCTGCGGTGCCGATTCGCACGCTACAAATGGGCCGCGTCGCTGGGATCTGGAAGCCGATGCTTTCGGTGTGGAAAGTGGCACCGGCCTTTATCTGCGAGAAGCACACGCGACCCGACCGACCTCCGAAGTATTGGAGCGTTGTGCTCGACACTGGCCGGCCAACGCCCTACGTCCCAATTCAAGAACCGTTCGAGCTGGTGGGATAAAGCCAACCGCCCCTGCCCAAGCCGAGCAGGTCCAGGGCCGCGCTCCCGGCTCGTTGGATCACGCTTCACCGATCCGGCGAACGGAAGCACGGGCGGAGCGCACCCTTGACCCTGCACGAACCGGAACAGCCTCCGCTCGGGAGTGTGGGGAGTGCTTTTCTCCCCGCGCTCCTGAGCCCTCGGCGGCGAGAGTGGGATGACAAGGGCAAAGCCCTTGGTGTTAAACGTAATTAACTAACTCTATTTCCAAGCAAATACTAAATCTCAATTCAGCACTATTTGTACCATTGAAAAGCGAGACATTGTATTTGCCTATATATGAGAAATACCTGTTTCAAGTGCGTATAAATAGAGCTTAAGTTTACCGCAAGCCAAGTAACAAGCCGTCGAAGTGAATTGCTATTCGCTCGCTCGGGATCGCTCGGCCTGCAGAAAGCGAAGACGCGCAATCAAGCGCAACTAGAGAGAGGAAACATAGATGGCACGTTCGACTATGGAAGTTGCATTTCTCGGCACTCAACGCTTCGACGGTGAAGCCGGCCAGAAATACATCAAGGTCTTCTACGGCGATGAGCCGGACGGCAAAACCGAACACGGCCTGTCGATTATCGGCATGGCAGCAGCGGACGAAGTAGCGGATGAAATCTTCACTGCCGGTGCACAGTTCGAGCCGCTGCAACTGGTGCGCATCCACTTCGAGATTGCCCGTGGCGGTCAGAACAAGGGCAAGAACCTAGCGCTGCAAGTCGAAGCCGTGAAGCCACGCAACAGCACCGAAACTCCGCGCACCCCGACCCCACAACCGCAAGCCAAAGCCGGCGAACCGGCCAAGGCCAACTAACCGGGAGGGGCGGCCATGTTGATCAGTGACCGAGTGATCTGCGACTGCTGCGGCAACGACATGGGCAAGCTCATGGCGCTCCCCGCGCCGCAAAGCGATCTGCTGCCGGACCTCAGCCTGCCGCCCCATTTCGCCGTCTGCCCTGACTGCGAACCCCTCGAACAAGCCGCCGGCCTCATCGAGGCCGGTGCATGAATTTCCTCGCCTGTGACGGTGACTGGCTGCAAGGCGCTGATGGCTCGCCCATCTGCTCCGGCTCGCTGGTGGCCCTCACGGTCGAGGAAATGCAGAGCCTCTACGGCGCTGCACTCACCTGGGAACAGGTCACCGAGCTACAGGGCGAAGCGATTGTGTTGTTCGCCACCGTGTTCGGCTTCCTGGTCCTGAAAAAAGTCCTGAAACAGTGAGGTATCAACCCATGCAACTGAACAAGCACTTCATCAAGAAAATCGGCGTCGGCGCTGCTGCCGCGCTTTCCACCCTGGCTGGCACCGTCTACGCCGCTGTTCCACCGGAAGCCACTGGCGCACTGGATGAGGCCGGCACCGACGTCGGCACCATCGGCTGGGCCGTGTTCGCCGTGATCATCGCCGCTATGGCGTTCAAGTACATGCGCCGCGCCCTGTAACCGGAAACCGCGCACTGCATGTGCCGAAGCAAACAAACCCCGCTCCGGCGGGGTTTTCTCTTCCAGGGAAACGCCAATGAGCTACGAACTGTACGTCCTGATTCTTTCCACCCTGGCGTTTTACCTCGTGTTTTTTGGGCGGGTGTAGAGATGGCTAGGTTTGTATTTGCGATGCTGGCGTTGATGGTTTGGCATTCTTCTGCTGGTGCGCAGGATTATTACTGGACAATAAGTCTGGGCCCTGGCCAAGGCACTCGATTCTCGTCTGCTACGTCAGCTTGTTTATCCGCTTCAGCTATTGCGCCTGGGCCATTTCTCAGGCTTAGCCCAAACGGTAAGAACTTCAACTGTGTATGGTTTCTTGATCGCGCGCCCGGCTATACAAGCCAGGGTGTTGCTGTCACGAATGGCGCGTCTTGTCCGCCTGGCTCGCAATACAACGCCGAAACAGGCGAATGCACGCCACCCGAAGAAGACAAATGCCTTCCCACTCGCGGCGACCCTACGTTTCACCGCCACAAACTCGGCGACATCCTGCTCGGCACCATCTCCACCACGCCGCCGCCGTCTTCCGTCTGCCACGCGGATTGTCGCTACTCCGACCCTGAGCTGGAGGGCAAACCCTACCGCTTCGTCAGTGGCGACCCCGCGGGCGCCTGGGCCACCTTCCGCTATTTCGGCGATGGTGTGACCTGTACCGATGGTGACCGGGATATCGACGCGCCCAGCGACACCAGGCCCTCGACCGACAAGGAAGAAAAGTGCACGAACAAGGTCTGCCTGACCGCGGATGAGTCCGGCAACTGCCAGCAGTACACCTATTCCTGTACCGCGACGGAAAAGCACACCGACCCTGGTGAGATGGATTGCGACTTTGGGGAGTTCAACGGCAAGTCCGTCTGCGTGCCGAACAGCCCGCCGCCGAAGATGACCGAAAAGGAAGTGAAGTCAGACGTCGAGGTCACCGAGAACAGCGACGGCTCCAAAGACACCAAAACCACCACCACAACCACGACAACCAACTGCACGGGCGTCGGCGCCTGCTCCACGACGACCACCACCAGCGTTACCCATAACCACACCAATGCCGATGGCACCCCAGGCGCGGAAACCTCCACCTGCACGGGGCCAGATTGCAAGGATTCCAAAGGCAAGTCGCAGAACGACAAAAAAGACGAAGAGGAGGAGAACAAGTCGAAGGTGACCGGCGACGGTGCCTGCGATGCCTCCCTGAGTTGCGAGGCGGATGCCGTCCAGTGCGCCATCCTCAAGCAGCAAAAAGAGCTGCGCTGCCACGCCGAAGAACAGGCCGACTTCGAAGAACACCAGTCAGCCATTGAAGGCGCCGTTCAAGGCGATCAGTTCGAACTCAGCGAAGGCGGCAGTCCCATCGATGTGCCGTCCTTCATCAACGAAGGCACCCGCTTTCTCCCGTCCAGTTGTCCCGCTGCCGAGAGCTTCAGCCTGCGCAGTCAGGGTGGTCGCACCTTTCAAATCAGCTATGAGCCGCTATGCCGGGCCGCCAGTGACCTGAGCGGCTTGTTCGTGGCCGTGGCTACCGTTCTGGCCGCGCTCTATGTCGGCCGCTCCGTAGGAGGTCAGTGATGCAGTTTCTCTTTCTGGTGCAAATGCTGGTCATCGTCCTCGGCCCGCTGGTGAAGATGGTGCTGCGCATCCTCGGCTTCGGCTTCGTCACCTATGTCGGCTTCAACATGATCATTGGTCAGGCGCAGGACTACCTGTTCGGCCTGATGGGCGATGTGGGGCCGGTGATCCAGGGGATGCTCGGGTTGGCCAAGTTCGATGTGGTGGTGAACCTGTATTTCGCCGCGATCTCGACGCGCTTCATGCTCGCCGGTATCGACAAGGCCACCGACCGCCGTCGCTCGCAGGTCTGGCACAAGCCGGGCGGCACCTCCATCGAAGCCTAAGGAGGCGTCATGCTCGTTATCCGCACCGGCAAACCCGGCCACGGTAAGACCCTCAACACCATCCGCGAAGTGGACCAGAAAGCCCATGCCGAAGGTCGGGTGGTCTACTACCACAACATCAACGGCCTCAAGCCTGAACAGCTGCAAGCGCAGTGGTTCGAGTTTGAAGACCCGGAGAAGTGGTTCGAGCTGCCCGGTGACTCGATCATCGTCGTGGACGAGGCCCAGGGCTGGTTCGGCGCGAGAGATCCACGGGCAAGGCCACCGGAGCACATCACCCGTTTCGAGACCATGCGTCACCAGGGCCACGAAGTGCATCTGGTCACGCAGGATCCGCGCTATCTGGATGTGCACCTGCGCCGCCTATGCAACAGTCATATCCACTACTGGCGGGTGTTCAAGTCGGCCCAGCTGCTGCGCTTCGAGTCCGAAGTGGTGGTGGAAAAGGTCGAGGTCAAAACCAGCTTCAAGGATGCCGACAAGAAATCGCTGCGCCTGGATAAACGCTACTTCGGCGCGTACACCAGCACCAACGCAAAGCACCACTTCCAGACCAAGGTGCCGACCAAGTTCATCCTGGCGCTGTGCGTGATTCTTGGCGCGGGCATCCTCGTCTATCGCGCCTATGAGCGCTACAACGCGGAGAAGGTCGCGCCGGCCAACAGTGGCGCGCCGGCTGGAAGCATGGTCGATCAGGTCCGCGACACTGTAGGCGCGTTCATCCGGCCTGCGGCCTCGGATGGCCAAACAGTCAGCCCGCAAACCGTCGAGCAATATCTGGGGAGGCGCGTGCCACGGGTACAAGACCTGCCTGGCTCGGCCCCGGTGTATGACGGACTAACCGCCCCGCAAAGCTTCCCGAAGCCAATCTGCATCGCCACCACCGACCGCGAGCTGATCGCCCGCAACTATGGGCGTATGCAGGTCAGCATCGTGAATGGCGGCGCTATCGGCTGTCGCTGCAACACGCAGCAGGGCACGCGCCTGGATGTGTCCTTCGATTTCTGCCTGTCCGTGGTCGAGAACGGCTACTTCGACGACACCAAGCCCGACCGTGGCTCGCCGCAGGACATGCGAAGCCAGCAGCCGCCACCCGATCCCGCACCGATTTACCAACCTAGCCAGCAGCAAGCGGCCAGCAACTTCACCCATGTGCCTTACGAGAAGGGGCGTTTCCTGTGGTGATGACCGTCAGCGCGTCACTGCACGCACGGCGAGGCACGAGCCGGCGTGCTCGCGCGCTGACGTCCCTGTAACACGTCAGATAAACCCAACTGAACAGTGTCGATTCGTTGCAATTTGGAGCACTAGAAATGACCGTTAAAGACCAGATTCGCGTTGATCGTAAATTCCAGGAATCGCCAACCGGGCGAGTGTTTTTCGATAGCCATTCGGCAAAGGTGACTGATCTGTCGGGCGTTCGGCTGCTCCGTTGTGGCGTCGATACGGTCCGCCAGTTGTACCGGGGACTGATCCGCCCTGAAATCATGGCGCTGTTCGAGAAACCGGGCGCTATGGTCGAGTTCGCTGGGGAGTTCTGGCACTCCGGTAGGGTAGGGCGGGACTCTGGCTACCAGTACAAGCTCCAGAACGCCGACCTTGGCTTCATCCTGCTCATCAAGAACTTCAACGCCAAGCTGGAGAACATCGGGCCACACCTGAAAATTGAGGTATCGCCCCACGCCATCGATGCGCTGTCGCCTGAGCGGCTGCAAGAGCGCATGGACTACTACGCCGCAGCCGTAATGACCAACCGCGAGCGCAACCAGTGTGCGGTGCACCTTGCCTTGGATCTGCAAGGCTGGAAGCCTCCGGTGGATCTGGTGGCGCGCCTGCATTGTCGTGCTCGGACGCACCGCGATATTTCGGGCATCAATGAAATCCACTGGGCCACCAAGTCCAGCGTTTACGGGCGGGGCGAAACGTCGATGTTTGGCTCAGCCAGTGGCGTTCAGCTCTGCATCTACAACAAGACCGAACAGGCACGTGCCACGGACAAGCTCGACTTCTGGGAAAGCGTCTGGCGTCGTCGTGATTCGTTCGACCCAACTGATTCCGATAACTACGACTCTGAAGCGGACGTGTGGCGGGTAGAGCTTCGCTATCACCATTCTGTCATCCAGCAGTTCGCCAGCGGCTCTATCGACGCAAAGACCGGCAAGGCCATTGAGACGGATTCCTTTGCCACCTTTGCGGGGCATCTGGACGGTCTCTGGCGCTACGGCCTTGGACAGTTCAAGTTGCTCGCTCGTCCTGGCTACTTCGAGCCGATCTGGACGCTCATTCGTGATGATGTTCGGGTTGATGTGCCTGTCGATTCCTTGGTGGATGAAACCGAATACAAGCGCTACTACAAGACCAGCCGGGGCTTCTCCGGCAAGAACGTTGAGCTCTTCCTGGGAAACTTCGTAAGCCTGCTGGCACGGGAGCGAGTGGGCGCTAAACAGGCTTTTGATCGGCTGAAGGAGTGGGAATGCTGGCCGGTGATTCGGGATCACTACGCCGCCAAGGACATGAGCGAGCGGGATTTGTACAAACACATCAAGAACCTGCTGCAAGAGCGGCATGTTCGATGGGGTAGGGCGGTCTGATGGCAATCGAGCAACTGCCTGACGGTCGCTGGAAAGTCGATGTAGAGCCGGTGAAAGGGCGCCGCTTTCGAAAGACGCTAAAGACCAAAGCCGAAGCGATGCGCTTCGAAGCGACCTGCCGATCAAAGTGCAGCGAATCGAACGATTGGGCACCCAGGCCAAAGGACAAGCGCAGACTCTCCGAGCTGGTCGAACTGTGGTTCGATCTTCATGGCGTTTCGCTCTCGGATGGCGTTCGGCGTGTTGCGATTCTGCGGGCGTGTGCGAAGGCGATGGGCGACCCGGTTGCCCGCATGGTTGATGGTGCCAAGGTTGCCGCTACACGTGCCCGTTGGATGGCTGCAGGGGTGACCGGCAAGACGGCTAACAATCGCCTCGGCTACCTCAAGGCCGTTTACAACGAACTGCATAAGCTGGACGTGACCGACTATCCCTGCCCGTTCACCCGCATTCGCCCGGTCCGGTTGCAAGAACGGCCGTTGGCCTACCTGACGAAACCGCAAATAGTCGAACTGCTCGATGCGCTCCAGGCACGCACCACGTCTCCACATCCGGCTATGGTGGCGCGAATCTGTCTGGCGACCGGGGCTAGGTGGGGTGAAGCTCAGGCGTTGCGGCTAGACCGGATTCGAGGCAATGCCCTGGTGTTCGCCAATACGAAGTCCAAGCGGGTGCGAATGGTCCCGGTAACGCCTGAGCTGGTGGCGGCGATCAAGAAACACTGGAAAACGCACGGACCGTTCACCAATTGCATTGGTGTGTTTCGCATGGTGTTGCTTTCGACCTCGATCAAGCCACCACGCGGACAGGCAAGCCACATCCTGCGCCATACCTTCGCAGCTCACTTCATCATGGGCGGGGGGCACATCGTCACGCTGAAAGAGATCTTGGGGCATGCGTCGCTGAATATGACGATGCGGTATGCGCATTTGGCGCCCGAGCACCTGCATGATGCGATCAGGCTTGGGCCCATGGCTGGCTTAGAATGTACGCGCTGACCATTCGGGCAACGGCCTACGTTTCTGTAGACTCTTTGAAAATTTCTCGCATGGATGCCCACGATGAGTTTTGACAAGCTTCTCTCAAGGTCCGCTGAGTTCGAACGGTCTTTGGCTGACTGTTTTCGGCAACCTCTCTTCGATTCATCCCCGCGGCTGTTGGCAAGCAAATCCTTGGCTACCTTGGGTTGCGAGCACTCTCAAAGCGTGAAGTATTTGATAGCCGCTGGGCTTTATACATCGGCAGCCGCATTGCTACGTGTGCAGTACGAGGCTCTCGTTCGCGCATTGTGGGCGCTCTATGTGGCCACTGACGCGCAAGTAGAATTGCTTATTGCGGAGTTAACGCAGGAAACCGAAAAGCGAAACTCGCGGATACCTATGCTGAGCGAGATGTTAACGGCTATCGAAAACAAAGCACCGCATGCCCCTGTTGCAATGCTCAAAGAGTTCAAACACTACTCTTGGAAGCCGCTGAGTTCCTTCGTTCACGGCGGAATCCACGCTGTTAACCGCCACAGCAACGGGTTCCCGGTATTGCTAGTTCAAAACTTCATCCTGCACTCGAATGGTTTGTTATGCATAGCGGCCAACCTTGCGCTGATCCTGTCAGGTGCTCCGCCCGCTGGGCTTTTACCTAAGATCCAGGCGCAATTCCGGGACTGTTTGCCACCGGAAGCAGGTGAGGTCGTACAGAAAGCTAACTAG